AGCTGTAACGGGAGTACGATGACCTTTTCACCATTCTATATGGGTAATCATACAGAACCCAGAACATGGAATGATGATCTTCAAAGTCTTAGGCAAGAGAGTTACACTAAAGGAGAGAACTGGGGATTCCAGCTTAACTTCATGATTCCGTTAGATCGGGCGTCTTTAAAACAGTGTAAATCTATTGCTAAGAGACAAGAAGAAAAAATGAGACTCGACTATGAATTAGTTAGAGCATTAAAATGTGCAGAGTTACAACAGAAAGGATTTACCTTTCATCCTAATTCAAAGATGAAGGTATTATGTCAAGATGTTGTACCTATATCAGCACTACTACCACCTAAACCCAAAAAGAAATTATTCGGATTATTTTAAAATGAGTTCACTCACATTACAATGGGAAAGAGAAGCTAAAGCAAAAACTGAAGCTGCAAAGAAAAAAGCACCTAAAAAAACTAAGAAAGAGGAGACTAAATAATGTTAGCACTATTAAAACCTCTCGTATTAACTAGCCTCAAGAGCGAAAAGTTCAAAAGATTTGTAGTAGAATTACTAGAAAAGCTAGTAGAACAAACTGATAATGAGCTAGACGATAAAGCACTAGCTATAGTTAAAAAAGGATTAGACATTAAATGAAAGACGGAATAGGGAGAGAATTTGACGACGAATTGACTGATTTTCTTGAATGGTATTTAGATACACCTATGAAAATATATACGCCTTTAAATAATTCAATACATTTTGTAGAGAATTTAACTTCAACATGTATATATAGGCATGAACAATTCCAAGTTGAGTTTGTAACTGTTAAACCAGATACTTATATACCACCACATACTCACCCTAATGTTGATTCTTACGAGATTGCATTAAAGGGTATGGAGTTCTACTCTAGTGGTGGAACTACCCTTCCAATGTGGTACGCAAATCAAAAAGCTGATGGTTCTAATCTATCTGCTGCACACTACTTATTTGTTAGAGTCTTACCTAATGATGAACATTCAGCTAAAGCCGGACCAAATGGTGGATGCTTCTTGTCTGTTCAGCGTTGGTTAAATGGTGTTGAACCATCTGCCGTAGGTATGGATTGGAAAGGCGGTAGTAGTATGGGAGATAACCACGATAATCAAATAACAAGCACAACTGAAAAAAAGGAGTAACATGGCAAAATCAGGAGCATCTAAAGGTGCAAAAAAAATTAATGCTTTTAACGATGGAAAGCTAGAGGGAGTAAACGTAAGTCAACACATAGGTCCACGTCCTGACACACATCTACCTTCTGACGGTCCCGGCTCTATACTAGATAAAAATTTAGAAGATCGTGACAAGCCTCTAAAAGGTTATCCTTCTGATAAAGAGTATCCATCAGGAACATTTCCTCTTGCTAAAAAGAAGAGTAAATCAAAAAAACGTAAAGCATAATGGCGAAAACCTACACAGAAGAAGAGTACCAACAGGAGCTTGCAAGAGCATTAGCTGAAGGCAGAAAGCCTATGCTTGATGGTACGGATTCAGATAAAGAAAAAAGACAACGTAAAGGTGTAGTAACTAAACTACCAGTTAGATACTAATTATGGAAACAATCAAGAAACTACCCAAAAAAGCAACTGAAGAAAGTTTTAACGAGCTGCATTATCTTGTTACAGAGGACTTTCTACGTAGAATAAGAAGTGGAGAGGCTACTACACAAGATTTAAAAGCAGCATGTGATTGGTTAAAGACCAACGATATAACAGGTGTCGCCTTTGATGGTAGTCCTCTTGATAAATTAAACAAACTTCTACCTACTGTAGACTCAAATCTCGTACAACGGAGGTTATATGGCAACCACAGCTAATTATTACAAGAAGAATCCAAAAGCTGCTGCAAAACGCCGTACACAACAATCTAAATATAATAAAACATCTAAGGGTCGTGAAATTAGAGTCAATGCAAACAAGCTTAATAGGAAACTTGGTACCTATGGAAATGGTGATGGGAAAGACGCTGCTCACTATAAGGGGAGTAAGACCGAGGGAAGGCTTCAGAGCCCATCTATTAACAGAAGAAGCAGACTTAAAATTAAAAAATGACCCCATTACTACCTAAACCTGATTACTATTTACACAATTTAATAACCATGACAAGTTCAGAATCTAAACGGCTCTGGAGAAGAGCTATCAAAGAGCACTTTAATTGTACATGCGTTTATTGCGGAGAATCTTATGAATTACAAAAACTCACCATCGACCACGTTCGTCCCAAATGTAAGGGAGGAGAAGATGTATCAACGAATGTTGTACCATCGTGTCGACGATGTAATCAGGAAAAAGGTAGCAACCATTGGCTCGAGTGGATGAGAAGACGATTTGGAATGACAGATCGAGAGCATATAATCTTATCACACATTAATTAATGGAAGAAGAAGAAAAGAATTTATGGGATGCCCGAAGTGGGCTAAGAACCGGACTCGGTCTAGCTACAGAGGTAGGATTAAATACAGTACTAGATCTCTTCTCCTTTGAACCCACATCTCAAGTTGCTGGTGGAACTTTTATAAACTACTTATCACAGAAAATACGTGGTGGTGAAATTAGCAAAGGAGAACTTGCCGCAGCTGGGCTAACTAGCTTAATCCCCGGCGGAGCACAAGCTAGAGCTTTAACTAGAGGTGGACGTTTTGCAACAAGTGTAGCTAAAGGAGGTCTTTCTGGTGGTATTACTTCTACCAGTATGTCCCTTCTTGACGAAGGTAGATTACCTACATTTGGTGAATTTGCTGGAGGAGTCGGTGCTGGAGGAGTATTTGGAGGAGCTTTTGATCTAGCTCCAGCAGCGGTAACTGGTAAACTTGGTAGTGAAGTCTCTGAGATTGCTAGTGATACAGGATTTTTCCTTAAGCAACTACAGAGAAAAGTACAGGGAGGAGATTTAATCTTTGATCCGGCAGTATACCGTGCCGGCAGCTTTGCTGCTGATGGTACTGTTGGAGCAGCTGCAAAGCCGACTCAATACAGATTACTATTTAACTGGGAAAGTCAGGGAGCTAAACCTAAAGCTAACATAGGTGATACTATAGATATTGTACCTAGAAAAGTTCCTAGAAATAAGAACATAGTAACAAGAAAAGGTATAAAGTTTACAAAACCAGACTCGATTGATTTAACTAACGGGTTCAAACCTACCAAGCAGCATAAAAACTTTAGTGAATTTATAGAAGATCTAATAGAAGCAGATAGAATACCAGCAAGAAATATTACACCTCAAGGTTTTAAGGCTATAGGTGCTCGTTCAACTACGCCTGATCTAGACTTATACGAGGATTACATCGCTGGATACTTTAACACTTATAACACATTAGATGGTATTACTAAAGTAACTCTTAATAATAAGACATTGAAGCTTGGAGGTAAGAGCTTAGATGAGTTGAAAGATGTAGAGAGAGTACTTAAAGCATATAAACTTAATCCAAAAGCTTTTACAAGTGGAGCATTTAATCCTAATTCCAGTACATCTAAAGATATAATTGAAGCTTTTGCACAATCTAAAGATATAGATGATTTTATAGTTAAAAATCTACGATTACAAAGACATCATATTGCTATATTAGATGATAGCTTTGCATTAGTTGATGGTTTAACTGGAAATAATCTAAACCGTATGTATAAAATTATGGATACTGAAGGTTTAATTGTAGGAAATGATTCTCGTAACCTACAGTTATTACCACAAGAGTTTCATCAAGGATTTATTCACGGAACTATATGGCCTATAGCTGGACCTAATTGGACAGGAACAACTGGTTCTGCACGATTGATGAGAAACAATATCGCTAAGTTACCACCTGATCAACGTGTAAAATATGTTCAACAATTAAAAGATGCTATAGACGAAATAAATCTATTTATGGATGATATTATTGATACATATATAAAAGAAGTTAAAAAAGGTGGTCAAATTACACTACAAGACAAAGCTTCATTTATGGGATATGCGAGACGTTATATGTCTAAAAAAGGTTTACTTGATACTTTTGATGTTGATGAAACTATAAGAAGTACTAGTAAGTTTAGAAGACCCGACCTTGAAGACCAAGAATTTGGACAAGGCCGAATGCAAGATGATCTACAATAATGAATAATACCTTAGCACTATTACAACAGGATTTCAAGTTGTTCCTACAAGCTTTGTGGGCACAGCTTGATCTCCCTAGTCCTACAAGAGCACAATATGCGATTGCTGATTACATTCAACATGGTCCCAAGCGACTACAAATACAGGCGTTTCGGGGAGTTGGTA